AAAGAAACGTGGGACGCCGCGTGGGTTGACGAGTTTAGCTAGACCGTACGCATCAAGGGGACTTTGCGCTGCCGGTGTACCGGTCATCATCCAAAGCCAAGTGTTGTCGCCCACTAACTTGTTGAGCGCCTTCCATCGTTTAGTCTGCGCGTTCTTATAGTGTGTGGCTTCGTCTATGATTACGAGGTCGAAACCCCCCGCCGCAATGTCGTCGGCTACGATCTCTACCCCGTCATAATTTATTACAACGTAGTCAGCACCGTTAGCTATGATCTTGCGGCGTTTGTCGGGGGAGCCGTAAGCCACGTCAACAGTCCTGTGCATAGCAAACGAAAACAGGTCTGCCCTCCACGCCGAATCCATGATCGACAGCGGACAGATGATTAGCACACGGTTTATTGCCCCCTGTTCAAGCAGGAAGTCAGACGCCCATATGGCGCTAGCAGTCTTACCCGTCCCCTGCTCGTTAAAGCAGAACGCCTTACGGTGTTTGGTTAGAAACGCCGCTGTGCTTTTCTGGTGTTCAAACGGTGGGTATTTCCCCGGCCACCCGTACTTCCCTTCGATGGGGGATGGCGCGTTTATGTTCATACTTTTTAGAGTGATTGCTTCTTCTACACCCCAGTTTACCAGTACCTTGTTATCGCCAACGATCTTACTCTTAGCGATTGTGTTGGTTACTTTTCCGGGGTTTTGTAGTTTTAGAAGAAGCGCCTTGTTGTTGACGACTTGCACGTAAGTTCTCCTTAAGGGTATTATTTCTTCCGTTTACCTTTACTCAGTGCGCCTCCCGCAGCGCGGTTACGTTTTCGGCTTTGGACGGTTACTCCGTCCTTGTTGGTGCCGCCGCGTGATAGGGGCTTCTTATGCGCGATATCCTTACCCTCACGCTTATCGGCTTTGCCGTTCTTGTTGGCATCTTTACCTGTCTTGTCCATCTTACGACGCGCCCGCTGTCGTTCCATGCGATCACCGTGCTCATCACGGGACTTCTGCTGTGCGTATTCTTTTTTGTAGGGGCGTGGCTTCTTTTTGTAGGGCATCAGTTCCTCCCGTTGTGAGGGCAATCCAGAACCGCGCAGTGCTGACGACACAACCCGCTCGGTCTAGCGTTCCAAGTATCCGTCTCCAAAGCCTTCTCCATCCTAGCGTAGTCGGCTAACCACTTCTTCCACATTATAGGAGCCGCCGTACTGTCGTAGCTGTCCTTGATGAGAGCCTTGGCGATAACAAATAATAGACCTGCTTTGACCTTCTTTATCTCGGGGAAGTGTTTGAACGTGGCGAGTGCCATCAACTCAAGCTGCCCCTTATCAGCATACCTAGCTGACTTACCTGTCTTGTAGTCTACCACCCAAGCAGTATCACCGTCTAGTATGATTAAGTCCGCAATACCACGAAACCACACGTTTTCGTCAAAGAAGCCGCAGGGTTCTAGGTCTTCGGTGAGTCCTAACTTGTATTCACACAGCTTCTTACCGGGTTTGTTTTTCAGGTTAGTTAGCGCAGACTCGGCGTACTTAAACTTCTCGGGGATAGGGGTATCGTCCTTGACGAAGTTCTCGGCGGCTTCGTGGAACAGCGTCCCGTATAGCATTGCCTCGGTCTCTTTCTCGGTGTAGTCCTTGGCAATCTTCATATGGTAGAATTGCTTCGGACACTGCTCAAAGGCTTTGATTTTGCTGAAAGACCAAGGCGACACGCTATACGTCATTCACAATCTCCGTATGATTTACCAATACCAGCTTCGCAATCGATAGGTAGTCCGTCTGCCCATTCAGGTACTTCACGCATACACTTTTCAACGTATGCTTTAGCCGTTTCGGCTTCGGCATCAGGGACGCAGCATACGATAGAATCATGTACGGTAAGGACAACCTTATAGAGTTTTGATACTTCTAGCATCTGCTCCCCTATAATGCACCTAGCTAATGCTTGGCATACGTTCTCAATAACCTTGCCACCGTATATCCGCGTCCGGCCACGGCGCGTCTTGTAGTCGTACTCAAAACCTCTGTCAGTCTGGTGGGCCTGTAGATCGCCGTACCGTAACAACAAACCAGAAGGTAGGCGAAGTGCTGACTCACCTGACTCCACTTCAATAAGACCCCCGACACCGAAGGAAGACCCATCACCGTTGTTCAGCGCGGCTATCGTGTCCTGCGCGTTACGCCACAGTTGGCTTATCTTCCAGTTGGAGTCCCTGTAGATTTCAATGACACGACGCGCTTCGCTCAACCCCATCTCGAACCCAAAGTTCTTTAGCTGCTCTTGGAAGCGCACTGCACCCATACCGTAGCCAGCCCCAAGGATGGTAGTCTTACCAACGAACCGTTGATCCTTATCTACGTCAGCCTCATCGACACCGTAGATGCGGGACGCCATCTTTACATAAACATCTTCGTTGTTAGTGAACGCACTAACAAGATCGTCCTGCTCTGCTAGCCACGCCAACACCCGTGCCTCAATCTGCGCGGAGTCCGCTTCGATGATTGAGTATCCTTCGGGGGCGACGATACTACGCTTGAGGGCTTTACCGTTGGGTCCACGTGACGGTAGGTTTTGCAGGTTGATCTTGTCGTCACCGCCCCAACGCCCAGTGTGTGCGGCGTAATACCTAACCGGAACCGGTAGTAACCCACGTTTGGCTATGTCTATAAACCTCTGTGTGCGTGTCTCTTCCAGAGTACTTTTGACGCCTAACCGTGCCGCTACCGCAGTCTGTACACGGCTGTCCTCATGCTCAGTCAATGCCTTGAACGCTTCATCCGACTTGGCGAACGCATAGGTTTCCTTGCCTGTGGTTGGGCTTACCTTCATCGGCGGCTCGACGCCGAAAGACCGTAGTACGTCAGCGAACTTGGGGTTGCTCATAAGTTCTTCGCGTTCGATACCCGCGTTCCTTAACAAGTCATCCTTTGAGTCTTTAGTATTTCTCAAATGTTCTTCAAGTAGCCCGAGGTCCAAGTCCAGCGTCGGCTCTACGAACATGCGTAGTGTCAGGTCTATCAGCTTGAGTTCCTTGCGGGGAAAGCCAGACCCCATACGCTTGAACAATTCATAAGTTATATCTACGTCGTTTATGCAGTAGTCGCCGTAGCGGTCTAACTCCTCCGCCGTAAAATCTTCTCGGCGCTTTCCGAGGGCGTTGATGACTTCCGTTCCCTTAACACCAACACCGTACTTAATAGCCAGCGCCTTGAGACTTGAACTATCTTCCACCCCATTAACAGCACGGGAGATACAAAGAGTATCGGCATAAGCCCGAGGATGAATATCAAAACACCAGCTAGAAATGGCACCATCAAACATAGTGTTATGAGCAAGAAGCATAGCCTCATGCCAATCGAATGTTTGTAAATAACTTTTGATTTCTTCGTGCGTTCCACTAGCCCACTCCGTATCTTTGTTGTTTACCTTCACGCCGACGCCAATAACTTGAAACCGTGGGTCGCGTATGTATTCCTCTGTCGTCATCTTCGACAATGAAAACTCTTTGTCATAATAAGTTTCGTAGTCGATTGTTATTAAGTCCATTTTATTCTCCTTGTTTTAAGTCCCCCCGGCTCAATCAGCACAGCCGGGGGGTTACGCTTACGCTTTGCTCGGTTGCAGCCTTACGAAACCCACTATATCGTTCTAACCCTCCAGTTACGCTTAACCCCCATATACTGAGGGCAGGTCTGCTTTATCTCTTTCGCACCGAACTGAGAGAAAGTGAGAAAGAAGGAGGGTTAGAAACTTTTATCAGCCAACTCGCCTCCGCAAGCCATATACCCCGCTGCATCAACGTAGTTGTCCATATGCGAAGGATTATTCTTGATCCGCGCTATCTTCACTAACGTCATCATCACCGCTACGTCCAGTGCCGTGATGTCGAATGATAGATGTGCGGACCAGTACTCAGCAATCGTAGAGAAGTTATCCTCCATGTTACCATGCGTGGCCGCTCGATCCTTGGTTATGTATTCCTCTGCCATGCGTAGTATCTCTGCACGTTTCGCGACCCGATCCAACGGCGGATCGAACGGTAGTTCTAATTGTTCGCTCATTTCTTACCCCCTGCTTTGGCTTCAGCGCGAGCAATCTGTCGCTTGAGTTCTTTATCGGTGCGTACCGTGTACCATCCAGCGGCGGGAACGAATTCCTCACAGTTGTGGCACTTGAGTGAATACCAAGCGAAGTTATACACCGTGCTAGGTGCGTTACATTCTGGACAGTATATTTCTCTACCGTGGACCTTGTTGGCGCGGCACCAAGCCCACACCTGCACAGCGCCCTTCGGTCTACGCCACTTACGCTCCGCTTGCGGCGGTGTGCTGTCCAACTGCTCTTCTAAATCTTTCCCAAACAACCAATCAAAAAACTTCATAGTAACTCTCCTTTGTTTATAGTTCTGTGAACCCAATGAGTTGTTCTCGTACATCGTTCATGTTCTCCTCGTTAACCACCATAGCAATGCCTCCGGCCTTGCGTATGTCTGCTAGGTTCTTCTCCTGCAAAGCTGTCGGTTTGTTCTTGCCAGCCTTGCACTCAATCCCGAAAAACTGTCCAAGGTAACAGCCGATGATATCCGGCACACCGCTGCGCCCATAGCCGCCTGTAGCGGGGAAGAAGTAGTAAGCCCCGATATCCTTGAGTTGGTTTGTTACCACACGTTTAACTCTACTCTCAGGTGTTGTCATTATTCTCTCCCGGTACAATTAACACGTCATGACCTAGCTTACCGATCATATTAGAGTGATCCATCAGTAGCGCGTATAGCATCTTTCGGGGGATTTCGACTATACGAGCACGTCCCGTGTCAGCTATTTCGTGTGCGCCTTCGAACTGCTTTTTCGTCGTGTGTAATTTGGTTTTGCTCACTGGTAATCTCCTTTGGTAAGAGTTCAACTTCGTAGCCAAGCGCATCAGCCACACGCTCGAACACGCTCAGCATTACATCCTTGCCAGCTTCCATCCGGCTTATTGTGTTTATGTGGACCCTAGCTTCGTGGGCTAGGTATCCCTGCGAGAGTTTCTGCTCCCGTCGCATATCTCTTATTAGTTTTGTCAGGCTCAACGCCGCTTCTCCGTAGTAACTGGTTTCGTAGATTTTGTTAGTGCCGCACTAACATTGCCACCACACGGGCGGGTTGCTGTGCCGCCACTCCGCAAAGCCAGCCTTGTCCCCGTGGTAGTAGGCACGGTAGGCATCCACCGCATCACCGCGCTTATACTCGTCCGGCATACATTGCGGCGGCTCGGTGAACGCGGTATCTGTTGGGATGTTAGAGGGCGGGTGGGAAAGCGGCTCGACTAGCTGCTCGGTTTTGTGGGTCTTACCGTATCGGTATCCGTACTGGCCGCATAGTTCGACAAGCAGTTGGTGCGCCCAACGGTAGTTCGCGGCGCTTTCGCGTACCCAGACAGCACTAGGGTGGTTCTTGTGCGTGGCCTTATACAGACCATGCGCGTCAGCGTACTCGTCGCCGTCCAACTCACGGTGTGCTGTGCTGAGAAGTTGTGCCGTCTCCAGTATCATCTTAACGCAGTGCTTGTCGCAGTGCGCTCTGGCGGCAGGCAGAGGTTCCCTGTCAAGATAAAAGATATTCATGATGTTCTCCCGAAGTTGTGGCCGGGGCCGAAGCCCCAGCCTGTTAGCCGTATAGCCAATAAGTTGTCTCGTCTATTCTCCTTCCGACACCATCTACCTCTTCGGTGGGGGGTTTTGCGCTCGTCATCATCAAAAGCGCGATCCCCTCTTGCATCCATTCTGGTAGACCGTTGACACCATCATACACACGTTCTGGTGAAACGTCAACTCCCTCCATGCCAAAACTTATAACATGAACGAGTTTAGTTTCATTACTTAGAACAACACGGTAAACCGTATCAGGTCGTCTCTTAAGCATACACGACGAAACGATTAGCAGCAATTCTTGTTCCAACCAGATCAACATGAGACTTGTCCTCACAGATGGTTAAAGCTGCCACTCGCTGGATCACGGGTTCTGGTAGGTCTTCCACCATCGTCGCGTCTTCGGCCTCAATCGTGCGCCATATATCCTTTCCGAATCTACAGGCTTGGTGCGACCCGTCTGGTTTGAAGTATATAAACATCACATCCGACGTACGGTCCCTAGATAAAAGCGAACGCTCGTCCTTTGCTGTTACCCATTCACGTACACGTTCAGCGAGAGTAGCGACCGTAAACTCATAGCCCGAACGGTAGAGGTTCTCCAGTTCAAGCAACGTCGCGTCTTCAGTCGATATAGCACGTGCCTTCGACATAACGCCACGTCTCTCGTCGTCAGTCTCGCTGTGGAAGTTGGTTTTGGCGGTTTTAAGCCAGTGGTGGGTGGCGAGTGATAACAGACTAGGCCGACGTATATACCGTCGTACATTCTCCAGAGCCTTGTCGAAACTCTTGGTCATGGTCATGTACCGATTGTCGTTATAATCGGCATAACGCTCGTTGTTCACGGCGGGTGAGTGTACGTAGTAGAAGTTGTCACCGTTGGTTTCCTGTATGGCGGCGTGACCAACCCGACCATAGGCTAGGGGGTAGTCATCATCGTATAGGTAATAATGCTGCGAGTGGTCGCGGTTCACCATACCGACCTTGCACCGAAGCGAATGAGCCGCCGCGAGTGCAAACTCCAACGCGCTCTTAGCAATGGGGTTAAGGAAAGTACCCTCCTCAACATCCGTTAGTTTTGAGGTTTCTACATATTTATAAGTCATTGTATTTCTCCTTGTTTTGTTTACCTTAATGTTCTCGTGTCGCCATCTTTCGGGGGGAAGTGCATCCGTTTTTCTTGGGTTATTTCCTCCATGATTAAACGGAAAACCGGTCCCCACCTGTTTCCTTGGAGTGAAGCCATAACGTCATACAAAGCCCTGACAGGAGATGCGTTCTTTTTAGGGTCAAACTCAACCAACTTATTTACGGCGGTCATGTAGTCGGTCAGATCACGTTCATCAGTGATCTTCTGTAAGACTATTGGGTTTGTAGCCTTAACTATCTTCTCGCGCGTTCGATAGCGCCAATTATAATGAACTACGGGGTTGTTCAACACGCGAGTTACCGTGCTTTTAACTAACCCAGCCTTTTCCGCAACCGTTGACGGGTGCATGTTGGTGACCACAACAACAAACTTAATCAGAAACCTGTCCCTAACACGGGCGGTGAGCCATACAGGGTTTTGTTCGTTGCAGGTTGCCTTTGATATTTGACTCTCTCTTAAAGACATTTTCATTTCTTCGATGGTTTCCATCTTAGTTCTCCTTGTTGGTTTGTTAGTGTCGCACTAACAAGTTTTGTTGAAGCCGAGGGTCTTGTTGATCCAGCGGTTGTAGCTAGCACGAACCTTCTTTGCCTCTTCCACCGTGGTTACTCTAAGCATATCTCCTCTGTTTCTTGTAAGAAAGTCAACTGCCATGTTGATACGTAAAGGATGATTATAATCCTTTATAACCTGTAAAGCAAGTATTTCACTGGCGCTGTATTTGGCTGTTGTTTTGTCCCAAACATCCACCGCCGCCCTGTCCAGTTCTCCTCGCTTTTCACTAATATAGCTCCAGTCGTTTACGGGGAGCATCGGGGCTGTCACACAAAGCCAATCCCAAAACTCATCGATTTCCTTCTTGAATTTAACCTTCGATTTTTTATCAACCTTTATGCGTGGGGGGCGGGGTATATCCTTACCCCGTGGTTCGAACTCCCAATCCCCCGTAACGCGGTTGCGGGCAAACACAAGGCTCACGTTATCGTCAGAAGAAGTTACGTCGTATTTGCTACCTGTCCACCACCTCCTCAACCGAGGCGGTTCTATCAAACACTGTGGCACCATCTTACTCTTCGCGAGGTAATAACTCGTCCCGTTGTGCACACAGGCGATGAATTGGTGGCCGTTACTACTATTGTGAAAGAATAATCCACGCGGCATCTCCCTTTGAAGGAACGCATACCGCGACATATGTGCTCCTGTACCGCTTTCGTTTCGTATGTGGATACGTTCTACACCAAACCGGTCGCGGGTCCACAGGATCGGCGCTAACGCCTTGGCTTCGGCTGTGGTAACACCACCCCCAGCGGTCTTTTCCATCTCCAAGTACGGGGAGGAACTCCACTTATCGCCTAGCCCACCGTCAAGAAGGCCATAGCAATCGTCTGAAAACTTGCCTATATGCTCCCACTTACGCCGCCTCGGTCCTATGGGGCGTCGGCCATCACGCATGGGTTTTACCTTGTTATACCTAGCCTCGACTTCGGCAAAGCTGTTCAGTGTCGGAGCGCCGTCCTTGTAGATATCTATCGTGCTCATTTTAGTTCTCCTTGTTTTGTTAGTGCGGCACTAACCGTGCTGCACACGTTTCCACGCTGCGCGTAGAGTTTCGGCCTTTAGGAACGCGTCGGGTTTGTACTCACCCTCCTGCATAAGTCGTTCAGCTTCACGCTTAACCGCGTGTTCCACCCAACGACAAGCCTCGGACCAGTCCTTCGTGATCTCCTGTGCCTTGGCAACGGTTATCTCTTTAGTCTGCATCTTTATTCTCCTTGTAAAAGATGTGTTGTCCTAACCGGACGGTCAGGGTCTTGGTGTAACGCCACTTCGGGTCTACCGATGTAGCGTGGTAGAACGTAGCACCTTCGGTTATGTCGAGCGATGTATGCCACGCAGCTTTCGCCACTTCTTCGGCGGTTTGCCATGCTTGGTGATCGTGAACGACCTCTGGCTTGCCGTCGCACCAGAAACTGAACTGACACTTGTGCTTCACCGGGTGTCCAGACCCTTTATAGGTTGGACCTTGCTTGACAACTTCACATGGTGTGTTGGGGAACTTGTCAGATCTAGCTCGGTTGATAACAACCTGTGCCACCGCGAGTTGTCCCGCCACCGGCTCCCCCCGTGCCTCGAAGTACACGGCGAGAGCCAGACAAGCTAAACCTTCAAGCATCACAGTTCCCTCGCTTTAACATGGACGGTCTTGCCGCAGTCGGGCTTGGCTCGGTCGTTGTCGATGATGCACCACAGCAACGGTATCGACCATGTACCCCAGCCACCGTAAAGATGTCCGTCTGTGAGGACGATAGCGGCTTGCGCGTTGATGCTGTGCTTGGTGATGTACTCGGGTACACAATCGACACTTGTGCCGCCACCGCCAGCGGGTTTGGTAGACTTGGCAAGGTCATCAAGTTCGTGCGTGTCGTATGTCTCGTCAGCACACACCTCGGTGTCCCAGTACAGCAGCCGGATACGTTCGGGATGTACCATGTCGCATATGCCCTTGACCTCGGACAGGAACCGCGTGAGTTCAGCGGACCCGATAGACCCGGATGTGTCGATGGCAATGACCAACTCACCAACCTGCTCGGTGATACCGGACGGTAAATAGTGACCTGTTGCCACGTATCGGCGGTTGGGTCGTCGCCACGTAGAGTAATCGCTGCCCGTGCAAGTGGATGTAATGAACTCGCGCAGCACCTCGCGCCAATCGACTTGTGGCTTAAGGAGTTCCTCCAAGTCTCGGTCGCCACCGGACCCCATCTTGCCAGCGA